CAGCGGTGCCGAGTCCGGCGAGCTCGACGCCCATCGTGTCGAAGCGCAGGTCTGGCTCGTCATACTTCGCGACGAGGAACGCGGCGAGCGCGGCCGCGTTCGCGTCCGTGTCGATCAGCAGCCCGTTGTAGTCAAGCGAAGTGATGCCGTACTCACTCTGCGACGCTGATCCCGCAGCCGTCTGAATCGAGCCACCTAGTCGCGCGATGTTCACGCGGTTATAGAGGAGCTCGGTGCCGTACGACACGGTGATGTCGGTGTAAGGGATAGTGGTGCCGCCGGCGTCCGAGAACGTGACGGTTCCGATCGTGGCGCCAGCGTTCCGATTCTTGAACGTGACAGCGTTGGCCTTCGACATGAACAACTGACCAGGCTCCGACGCCTCGATCAGCTGCAAGTAACCCAGCGCATCCGTGCCAGCATCCACGACGTCGGCGAGTAGCGTCTGCGCGCCCGTGTCAATATTGCGAAGCGCCGCAGGCCAGTCGATCTCGCTGCGGTTCAGGATCGCGTTTATGCGCGCGCCAGACGTCTGACTGGTCGCCGTGTGCGCTGCGATCTGCTGACCACCGAACGTGATGAATCCGTCAGCAGCGACCGCGCCAGCCGTCGACTCGCCCGAGATGTTGTAATCCAAGCCCCAGTCCTCGATGATGCCGGTAAATTGAACGGCAGTCGACGCGGCGATGATCGTCGAGATCTTCAGGTTCCGCCGGGGCTTGATATCCGGGTAGTAGGGCGAGGCTTCGTAGAACGGATCAAACGCCCTGTCCTGATTGTTGAAGGTGATGTTGGCGACGCCGGTCTGGTACCGATCCAACTCGCGCGACCTGCCGCGCGTGATCGACACCGAACGCACACGATCCGTCACGTCATAGTCCAGCGTCCCGCCGAAACGGTATTCGGTATTGTCGAAGATGCTCTGCGGATTCGCAGCTATAGCCGCTGGCGTATTCGTCGCCGTCCCGTCAGCCCACAAAAAGAACGGGCCACCTTGGCTCGACGTGTCAAACCCGATCTGGACTAGCAGGCTCGGCGTAGCCAACCTAGTTCTTCCTTAGACTGCGCGTCTGCGTGCCACCATTCGTCGAGACACCAGCCGACGTGGCTTGGATCTGCGGACCAGCGAACACCTGCCCGTTGCGCTTCTCAAACTTCTTGATCGACTCGACGATCGTCCGACCGAGCTCGTCAGGATTCGTCCCCAGTCCGGCATTGATCACCAGATTGTAAGTCGTCCCGCCTTTGCCGCCACCGAGCGCATCCCGCATGATCCCCATCGCCTCACTCGACCCCAACGGGATCACCGCCTCGCGACCAGCCTCACCAGCCGTGAAGACCTGGCGCTTCAAGATGCCGCCGGCAGCAAGCATCGTAGGCTTGACTGGCTTCTTGTTCGCCTCCGCCCAGTCGGACATGATCGCGTTGATCTCTCTCTGCTCGGCTGGCGTGATCTTCGATCCGCCCGGCGTGTTCTCGCCACGCCTAAACTGCTCCGCCGCATCGCGACGCGCGTCACGCTTCCTCTCCCACGCCGACAGTTTGGATTCGTACGCTGCCTGGCGCTTCGCATTCTCAGCATCACGCGCAGCAATCGCTACGTCACTCTGCGCGCCGGCGACGGTAGATCCTGCGGGTGCCTGAACGCCTGCCGCACCGGAAGCGATACCTTGAATCTCTGTCACCAGATTAGCCAGCGCGCCCTTGAAACCCGCGACAAATGCGATGCCCAGACTATCGCCAAAGTCTTGCCCGATGATGGCGTTCAGGTCGGTGGCGAACTGTTGCGCGCCGATCGTCCCATTGTTGAACGACTGAATCAGATCATCGATTTTGCGCTGATTGGCGTCCTGCGTTGCCTTGACTTCCGAATCGAGCCGGTCGGCGGTCTGGTTGTCGATGTAGTCGTTCAGTTCGCGCGTAGCCGTTGCACGATCCTCATCCGTCGTGGCCATCGCGATCGCCTCAGTCAGTCGCGCCTTCTCGCGCGCATCCGCCTCATCCTTCAACCGCTTACGAATAGCAGCCGCCTCTTGCGACTTGCCACCCGCCGCGCCGATTCGCTCTAAGAATCCGCCAACCTCCGAGCCAAGACCGGACAGACTAGCGCGCGCCGAAGCGATAGCCTCGTTGATCGGATCGGTGAGAATGATCTTGAATGGTGCCTTGAACAGTTTGCCCCTACGCGCAAGACCCCGAGCAGCATCGACAACCGGACCAGCCAGCGCAGCGGTCAGTTTGCCGGGGAGTTTCACAAGCTCCTCAAGGATGCCGGCGATCAGTTCCATTGCCAACGTCGTGCCGCTGATTCGGAACGTAAACTGAAGAACCGCAAACGCCTTACGGAATACGTCGCTAAGTGCGGCGCCAGCAGTCTTTCGACCCTCGGAAGTAAGCGTGCCGACGAGTCCCTTGATTAGATCCCTACCGGCCTGCCTTGCACGCGGCTCTAGGTTGTCGAAGAAACGGTCGAATTGTTCGCTACCGGCAAGCGTGAAGGTGATCGTACCTGTCGTGTTGACCGAGGTCTTGGATGTCGTCCACCACTCGTAGAGGTTCCGAAACTCACGACCAGCTGCATCGCGCAACTTCTCGACGACGAAGCGCACTTTGCCCTCGAACGTCGGGCGCGCGGCAAACTGACGCACGAAGCCGAGCAGCGCATTAGCGGCACGCGAGATAAAGGGGATGAACGTCGTGACCAGATCCGCTGCTACGTTGCGGAATGTCTCCTTGAGAATGTTCAGCTGCCCCGGCAACGTCTGACCCGCAGCCTTCGCACTCCCACCAAACTGCGTTTCGAGCTCTTTGAGGATCATCTTCTGCGCGCCCATGACGTTGCCAGAATCTACGAGCGCCTTGATCGTGTCCTTCTGCGACGCCGTGAATTGGACACCAGCACGCGACAACGCTCCGACACCCTTCACGGGATCGTTCAGCGCCTTACCGACCAAGATCGCAGACGAGCTCAGATCCTTACCCATCGCAACGGACAGGTTCGTCATCGCCAGCGTAGCCTGGTCGAAGATGTTGTTTCCCTTGCCGGTCTCGTTGCGGATCTTCGTGAACGTCAGCAGCAAGTTCTGACCAGACTGGATCGCCTCATCGTCGACGCCCGACAGTTTCATCAGGCTTTCCGACATCGTGGTGATCTGCTTACTGGTCACGTTCGCAGCGCCACCCGTCGACTTCAACACCGCGCCCGTCTGCGCCAACACCTTCTGTGCGCCCATGAACTCGTCGACGCCAATCTTCAACGTCGCGACCAAGCCACCGAGCGCAGCAGCTCCGCCGACAATGGCAGCCATCTTGCCGAACTTGCGGAGACCGCTAGTGCCTTGCGAGAGTCCGCGCGTCAAGCCGGATGTATCGACGCCAATCGGAACGATAATAGCCATAGGTCTATTCTACCGTTAGCGGAGCAGACGATTGATCTGCTTCTCCATGTCCTGCACGCTCTGATCAATCGACCGCAAGACCGCAGGCGTATGCTTTTCTGCAACAGGCCACATCAGCCGCATCGGACCGCCCCACTTGTTAGTCAGATTACGGGTAAAGACGCTATTCGTCTTCTTGCCCGCCTTCTCAAATGCTTCGCCGGCACCGTTTGACTGGCGGATGCTGACCAATATCTGCTTGCCCTTCATATTGCGAACACTTTGTTTCTTCACGCTCGACCGCACACCGCTCTTCACTTTGCCGAACTGCCAATAGGGAGTACCCTCGGCACCACTGCGACCAGCCGAGACAGTACCGCGCCGAGCGCTCGATTGCTTAGGCGCGACCCAGTTAGACAATGGAGTCTGCGGCATCCCGGCCTTGATAGCCGACACGATCGGCTTCACGTCATTCTTCAGCCGCTTGACAGCCTCGCGACGTAGCACCGGATCCATCTTCTGAAGGGTCTTCAGCGCGTCGTCTAGGCCGCGTATCTTCTGCGTAGCCATAGAGTCAGTCTACCGGTTGCTGTGAACGCTTCGCCAACGAATATACCCCAGCATCGTCCACAGCATCCGCTCCGACTCCAGCATCAGCACACTAGGCGCTATTCCGGTTTCGACGGCAAGACTGGCGATGAGCCAATGACTGCTGGACTCTCCAAAGGGACGAGCGTCGTTTCCTCAGCGCCCTCGATCTCATCCAGCGTCGCGACCCAATCCATAAATTCCAACGTCGTCGCGCCCGTGCGCTTCTGCGAATGCCAAGCAAGCCAAACGAAGTCGCGAGCAAAGATCGAATCGCCACCCATCGTCGAGGACGGTCGCTCGAAGCGATCCTCCCACGCGACGATATCGACCAGCGCGGCACGGACAACAATGCTGTCCTTGCCTGTCTCTTTGATCTTGAATTGTAGTTCCATGTCCAGCCCTCCCTGGGCGTAGAGGTTACGCGATCAGACTAAGCGACGGCCTTTGTGACCGTCCCGCTCACCGGAAATGCCACGTCGACCACGGCCAACTCTCCCACAGCCCCGTTTACAGGACTCCACGAGTTCACCAAAATTGTGGCCGAGTAGCTAGGCGAAGCCGTCGAAACAGCCGTGCCGTTTGGCTTGACAACGATGCTCGTCGTGCTGCCGATCAAAGGATAGACGAGACCTTCAATAGCACTAAAATCTTGGTGCATTGAAAGGGAGATCGTGGTGTCGAGCAGACCGCCGACCCGCGTCTTACCGTTACCCGGACCGAAGGCCGTGGTATCAATTTCATCAACCGTGGTCTCAATCTGAACGCTGGCGACATTCGCCGAAACGTCGGTGCCAGCGAGAACGATGTTCGCGTTAGTGAGAACGAGCTTAGCCATATGGTTTTACTCCTCCTCGGAGCCGGACACGTCGGGTTGTGCCTTCATTGTAGACGACGATTCTGCGCCTTTGACAATCACGCGCCCAGACTC